CCTCTATCTGCGTGACCGGCCGGGCCGCCTGGAGCCCGTCACCGCGTCCGCCGGGTCCCGCGAGGGCCAGCGGTTGACGAAAGCGACCGCCGACGAGACGCAGCTCTGGACGCCTCGCAACGGTGGCGTCAAGCTCGTCAGGACCCTCCGGCGGAACCTCGCGAAGATGAGCGGCCGATCGGTCGAGACGTGCAACGCCCCGACGCTCGGCGAGAAGTCGGTCGCCGAGATGTCCGATCCGGACCGACCCGAGGCCGGCGTGCTGCACTACGCCCGCCGCCCGCCCGAGGTGCCTGATCCGTCGTGGCCAGACGAGCGGCTGATCGTCGGGATGCGTCACGTCTACGGCGAAGCCCGATGGATCAAGCCCGAGCGTCTGGTTCGCGATGCCCGCGACGGGACGATGCCCTGGGATGACGTCCTCCGGTACTTCTTCAACCTCCGTACGGCTGGCGTGTCGCGTGCCGTCGACCCGCGCGAGTGGGACAAGCTCGAGCGCCCGCGCGAGGTTCCGGCCGGAACGGACATCGGCCTCGGTTTCGATGGCTCGCAGTACAACGACGCCACGGTCCTCCGGGGTTGCACCCGCGACGGCTACGCCTTCACGATCGGTCGATGGTCCCGTCCAGCCGGTGCGACGGAGTGGCACGTGCCGCGCGGGGAGGTCCATCAAGCCGTCGCCGAGGCGTTCGCCCGCTACCGCGTGGGCCGAATGTACTTCGACCCGCCGCGCTGGTTCGACGATGGCGATAAGTGGGCCGAGCTCTACGGCGAGGAGGTCGTCATCGCGCTGGACACGAACCAGGCGACCAAGATGGCGCCCGCAGTCGATCGCTGGCTGACCGCGATCCGCCAGTCATCCGCCCTGCTCCTCGAGCACGGCGATGCCGCGGGCCCGCTGTTGCTCCCGTACTCCCACGACACGGACGAGTTCGTCTCGCACCAGGTCAAGGCCACCCGGCTCAAGAAGGTCAGGCTGGCCGATCCGGAAGACGACCGGACGATGTACCTGCTCGAGAAGGAGCCCTCCATCGGGAACGACAGCACCGTCGCCGACGTGCTGGCGTACCAAGCCGCCATGACCATGCCGGACGAGATCCCGGACCCCAACTACTCACCGGAGTTCGCCTACACATGATCGAGCCTGTCCGCCGCGACACCTTCGGCGTCGTCGTCCTTGCGCTCGGCGCGGTACTCGTCGGGCTCGGTGACGTGGCGCTCTGGTTCCTCCACCCCGCCGCGGGGGCCGGGCTGACGATCGCCCTCGGGTTCGTGCTCGTTGCCATTGGGGCTCGCGTGCTGATGAGGCCGCCCCGATGAGCATCGTGGCAACCATCGCCCGCTCGGTCCGCTCGCTCGCTCCCCGGGCGGGCCCGATCTCTGACCTCGACATCAGTCTCGCGGACCTTGCGGAGATGGCCGCCGCCGGCTACATCCCGTGGGGTATCTACCAGACCCTCAAGGGCGACCGGGAGGAGATCGAGCGGACGCTTCCCGGACTCGTCGCTGGCGCGTATCGCTCCAACGGTGCGATCTTCGCTTGCGTGATGACTCGGTTCCTCCTGTTCAGTGAGGCCCGGTTCCAGTTCCAGCAGATGCGAGGGGGACGCCCGGGCGACCTGTTCGGCACCCCCGCGCTCCAGATCCTCGAAGAGCCCTGGCCGGGCGCCACGACGGGCGACCTCCTGTCCTCGCAGATCCTCGATGTGGACTTTGCCGGCAACGGGATCGCCGTTCGGCGCCCCGGGCGGATCGAGCGGCTCCGGCCGGACTGGGTCCAGCTCGTGATCGGCTCCAAGCGCCCCGCCGACGAGTTCAACCCGTGGGATCCCGACGCTCAGATGATCGGGATCACCTACCAGCCCGGCGGACCGGAGTCCGGCGAAGAGCCGATGACGTTCACCGCGAACGAGATCTCCCACTACGCGCCATACCCCGACCCGATCGCGCGGTTCCGGGGCATGTCGTGGATCACGCCGATCATCCGGGACATCATGGGCGACACCGCTGTCACCGCACACAAGCTGGCCTTCTTTGAGAACGGCGCGACGCCCAACCTGATCGTCAAGTCCGGGATCAAGGACAAGGTCCTGTTTCAGCAGCACGTCGAGCGGTTCCGGAACGCCCACGAGGGCGCCGCCAAGGCGTTCAAGACGCTCCACCTCATGGACGGCGCGGACGCCACGATCGTCGGCGCGGACGCCAAGCTCAACTTCAAAGACCTCCAGGGCCACGGCGAGACCCGGATCGCCGCCGCGGCTGGTATCCACCCCGCGATCGTCGGGCTGTCCGAAGGGCTTCAGGGCTCGGCTCTGAATGATGGCAACCTGCGAGCCGTCATCCGCATCAGCGGCAACAAGACGCTCCGCCCGCTCTGGCGAAACATGGCCGGGTCGCTGCAGCGGATCGTTCCGCCCGCCACGGGCTCGCGGCTCTGGTACGACGACCGGGACATCCCGTTCCTCGCCGAGGACATCAAGGATCAGGCGGAAGTCCTGAACCGCAACATGCTCTCGATTGAGTCGGGCATCCGTGGCGGGTGGACGCCAGAGTCAATCAAGGATGCTGTCACCTCGGGCGACCTCCGGCGGCTTTCGCACACCGGCCTGTTCAGCGTCCAGCTCCAGCCAGCGGGCACGAGTCTGGATGAAAGCTCAACCGCCGCCGCGCTCGCCCGGTTCCCGGAGTTCGCCTCGCCCGCTCTCGAAACGCACATCCCGAAGCAGGTCGGCAACTTCCGCGCCATGTCCGACTTCACCCCATCCTCGGGCGTTCTGGCCGACTTCGGGACCGTCCCGCGTGGGACGGTCCTGCCCGCCCAGGCGCCGCACGTCCGGGCGTTCCCGTCGATTTTCGAGCCGGTGGATGCTCCGGCGGCCCTGGCGGCGGGCGGCGAGGTTCGCTGCCACCGCTGCGGCCGCCTCGCGATGAAGCGCACCCGCACCGATGGCGGGGGCGTTGAGGTGAAGTGCAAGTGCGGCGCGCTGGTGGCAGCCTGACCCCTTGACGACTCGGTAACCCCGCAGCTACCATCGGGGCAACCGAATACGAACGGTCGGCAGCAGGGCCACTGAGCCCGCCGACCCGAACACTTGATCCGTATCAAGAGGACCTCCGAGTCCCCCACCCGGGACGTTGGAGGTTCTCTGTTTTGCGAACCAGCCTCGCTCACCTGATCGCAGCCCGACCGTTCGCGGTCGTGCGGTCGTCGGCGCTCTGGCGCGAGCTTCACCGGCTCGCTCTCGGCGGCGAAGTCGAGCTGGACCCCCAGGCATTCGAGGCTCGGGCCCGGCACGCGGCATCGTTCCGCGAGAGGCTCGGCGCTCAGATCGTGGCTGGTGGCGTCCAGGTCATCCCCGTCCGAAACATCATCACGCAGCGGTTCACCTGGCTGACGTGGGCGATGGACGGCACCGCGCTCGACTGGCTCCGTGGAGCCCTAGCCGAGGCGGTTGCCGACCCGGACGTCAACGCGATTGTCCTCGACATGGACAGCCCCGGCGGCTTCATCGACGGGCTGCCCGAGTTTGCGGCCGATCTTCGCGAGTTCGCCAAGTCCAAGCCGATCACGGCCTCGGTCAACCCGACCGACGGGAGCGCCGCGCTCTGGATCAGCTCCCAGGCCAGCGAGCTCGCCGTCACCCCCTCCGGCACGGTCGGCTCCATCGGTGTGTACCAGATGCACATCGACCAGAGCCGGGCGCTCGATGCCGATGGGCTTGCCGTCACCCTCATCCACGCGGCCCCGTACAAGGTCGAGGGCAACCCCTTTGAGCCCCTGACCGACGAGGCGGAGGCCCGGATCCAGGTCGAGATCGACCACTGGTACGGCCTGTTCCTCGCGGACGTTGCCAAGGGCCGGAACACGACTGTCTCGAACGTCCGAGACAACTTCGGGGGCGGCCGGATGCTGCTTCCCCACGAGGCGACCGCCGTCGGGCTCGCGGACCGCGTCGAGTCCTTCGACGCCACGGTCCACCGCCTGTCGCGCCCCGCGCGCGCCGCAGGCGCTCGTCGGGCCGATGCCGACGGCAACGCGCCGGTCGCCGATGACCCGACCTCGGATCTCGCGGGCGACGCCGCCCCGACTCCCACCCCCATCCGGCAGCCCGACCCCGCATGGGTCGCGGTCCAAGCCGCCGTATTCAACCGCGCCGCCCACGGCGCCAACCACTGACAAAGGAGTCCCGTTCGATGATTCGCAACGGCCTGGCCCGGTTCGCCGGTCCGGCCCCCATCACCACCCCGGTCTATGAGCCCGGCTTCCTGATCGGAGCCGGTGCCATCCCGCAGCCGATGCCGTTCGAGTTCGGCGTCTGTGGCTACACCACCCTCCCGCTCCATGAGATCGATGTCGAGTCCTTCGCATCGCTCGAGGAGAAGCAGGCGCACCGCGAGGCCCTTGGCGCCGCCCTCGCGGCGCTTGCGTCGGAGATCGGCGGCAAGCGACCCAGCGACGAACAGAAGGCCGATCTCGCGGCCCTGGAGGCCGCGTGCATCACGGCCGACGCGGCGATCGAGGAACAGGCCTACATCCTCGCGATGGTCGATCGCTATGCCCGCAACGGCAACACGGAGCCTGGCGCGGACCAGGAGCCGACCGTTCGCCGGCCGGGTCAGCCCAGCCGGACCAGCACCGCTCGCCGGGCCGAGGCCCCTCGCCGCGTCCCGGAAAACCCGTTCGACATGGGCGCCTACTACAGCATCGCCCGCTCCGATGACGACCGCCTCGCGCTGATGCGTGACGGCGCGAAGTTCGGCGTCGAGGACATGCATTTCTACAACCCCCGCGTCGACGAGAAGGATCAGCGGGCCCACGTCGGCGAGCTGTTCGACAACATCCAGGAGGGGCCCGACGCCCTCGCCCGGCACATCCTGTCCTTCGGGTCGGAGGACTACCTCCGCGCGTTCGTGTTCAAGGCTGGCGAGCAGTCGCTCGACGCCCGCGCCGAGCACGCTCTCGCTCTCGCCCGACCGCTCGCGATGGAGCTGGTCACGGGCTCGGCTGGCGGGTTCGTGAGCCCGGTCCAGCTCGATCCCACGCTCCTCCCGGAGACGAACGGTGCGATCAACGAACTCCGCACGATCGCGCGCGTCGAGCGGATCACCGGCAAGCAGTACGAGATCGTCACCTCCGGCGGCGTTCAGGTCCGCCGCGGCCTCGAGGGTTCGGTGATGACGGCGAGCGAGCCGGTGCTTGGCAAGCCCACCCTCGGCACCGTCCAGGTCGACGGTTTCATCCCGTTCAGCTTCGCGCTCGGGCTGGCGTGGCAGGGCATCCTCCCGGCGCTCGCCGCGGAGATGGCCGACGCCAAGGACATCGAGGAAGCCGGCAGCTTCATCTACGGCGATGGCGTGGACGAGGAGCCCGGCGGGCTGCTCGAAACCATGCCCAATGAGTCGCGGATCGAGACCACGGCCCTGTCGGACACCGACCTCTACGGAGCCACGGGCTCGCACGTCAACAAGCTGGGCCCGCGGTTCCTGAAGCGCGCGTCGTGGCTTGGCTCCGGCGGCATCTACAACGAGATCCGGGCGATCGCCTCGGAGTCGGATGGCTCGGCGCTGTGGACTCGCCTCGGCGATGGCCGCCCGGACGGCCTCCTCGGCAAGCGGGTCTACGAGCAGTCGACGATGCCGGCGACCTCGGCGGGTGGCGAGGGCGTGGACGACTATCTGGCCATCGGCGATTTCTCCAACTTCCTGATCGTCGATCGCATCGGCATGGTGGTCGAGATCGCCCAGCACCTGTTCCGGCAGCAGACGGCGGGCGCCGGGTTCGGTGTCCCGACCGGCCAGCGCGGCTTCATCGCCCACTGGCACAACAACGCGCGGATCCTGGTCCCCAACGCCTTCCGCGTTCTGACCCGCGCCGACCTCGGCAGCTGATCCGATGGCTACCGTGAACCGCGGGACGATCTACGTGGCAACGGAGTCTTTCGTCGTCTGGGACGAGGGCCGGATGGTCCGGTTCCGCCGTGGCCGGACCACGATCCGCGAGGGGCATCCGTTCTTCGCCGATCACGAGTACCGGTTCCGGCCCCAGACGGTCGACCACGAGTTCGAACCGCCCAAGGCCAAGCCAGAGCCGAAGCCGGCCGCAGCCAAGCCAGAGCCGAAGCCGGCCGCCGAGCCCGTCACGGACTGACCGTGGCCCTCTCGGTCGATCAGGTCCGTGAGCGAGTCGAGACCAGCCTCAGCGATGAGGCCCTCGACTCGCTGCTGGCCGCCCAGTACACCGCGATCGCCAGCAAGTTCGGTCCGGAGGGTCCGATCACGGAACTCCTGACCGGCGACGCTGGCGATCTTCTCCTGCTCTCGCGCCCGGCTGCTTCGATCTCCGAGGTCGTCGAGATGGGCGCCGAGTTGGACCCGGACGACTACGCACTCCAGACCCGACACCTCCTGGTTCGGCTCTCCACCGGCCCCAACCCGTCCCGGCGCTGGCGGGGACGGATCGGGATCACCTACGCGATCGCGGGCGATCCCGAAGAGCGCGACCGCATCGCGCTCGCGTTGGTCGGGCTGGAGCTCAACCACAAGCCCGGCATCACCTCGATCAAGATCGGGCAGTTCTCCGAAGCCTACGGGCAGGGCGCCCGCTCCTATCCCGAGGAACGCGAGGCGATCTTCGCCAGCTACCACGCCGCGCCGGGCGGGTACATCTGATGCCCATCGGCTCCGTTCTCACGCACCGCGTCCAGGTCGTCTCGCGCGTTTCGGTCCTCGACGACGACGGCGTCCCCGTGCTGAACGAGGAAGGCCACCCCCAGGTCGCCGAACAGGTCCGCACGATCCGCGCCGACATCCAGCCCAAGAGCGCTCGCGAGGTGGCGTCGCTCCATGAGGCCGGGGCCGCGATCAGCACGCACACGATCTACACGACGGACCTGGCCGTCCACACGTCCGACGCGATCGAGCATGACCCGGAGCTGTGCGGCCGCGCGCGGGACCTTCCGTTCGGGCACTACGAGATCGACGGAACCCCCGACGCCGCCGGCCGAGGCAGCCACCTCGAGATCAGCGCGTCCCTCACGGCGCCGTCGATCCGAACGGATCCCGTCGGATCGGGCTCCACCCCGGGGTCGGGCTCGTGACGAGGGCGATCATCACCGCCGCCGGCGAGGCCCGGCGCTGGAAGAACTACACCGGCGTCCCGAAGCACCTGGCCGTTATCGAGGGCGAGACGCTCCTGCGACGTCTCACCCGCCAGCTGCGGGAGCGCGGGATCGAGGCTGTGGTGATCGTCTCGCCGCCCGACGACGGGCGGTACCAGACGGAGGGCGCCCGCCTCCACCCGCGAGCCATGAACCCGCGATGGCGCAAAGCCGACCGCTACATGTCGACCGAGCTCTGGAACCCCGACGGCCGGACGCTGTACGTCCCGGGTGACCTCTACGCGACCGACGCGGCGATGGACACGATGGTCGACGAGCCGAACCGGACGTGGGTCTGGTATCTGCGGCTGCGGCGGTACGGCTGGCACGGCTGGGAGCGATCCCGCGCTGTGTTCGGGCTCGGGTTCTGGCCCGAGGACCATCAGTTCTTCCGGCGCACGGTCAAGGAGGTCGTGCGGCAGGAGAACGATCCCCGCTCGCCGGTCCGACGGGCCCTCGGGATCGACCTGTACCGGGCGATGGCCGGCGAGACGCCGGCGCAGTACAGCCGGACCCACGGTTCCCGGCGCGTCACCGGCCATCGCCAGATCGACGGCCTCAACGATGGCGTCTTCCAGGAATACCCGCCGCACACCGTCTGCATCGAGGACGACACGACGGACCTCGATCACCCCGAGCACTACGACCACTTGCTGCGAGTCCTCCGGGAGTCGGCCGCGTGAGCTTGTCGATCGCGATCATGGCCCACCCGTCCCGAACTGGCTACGTGGCCGAACTGCACAAGGCCCTGGGCCCCGTGCCAGTCGCGTGGCACGACGGGCCTGACGCTACGCGCACGGACCATCTTCCGATCTGGCGCACCCGCCGAGCCGCCCTCCTGCTGGCCGATCCCGCCGCCGACTTCCACTGCCTGCTGCAGGACGACGCGATCCCCACCGCCGACTTCCGCGCCCGGGCCGAGGCTCTGGTGGATCAGCACGGCGACCGGCTCTACGCGCTCTTCTACCGTCGTACACCCCGGCTGCCCGAGGTCCACCAGGTGGCGATGCGCTCCGTTCGCCGGGGCTGGTTCGCCGCGCGCGGCTACATCCGTGGCGTGGGCGTCGTGGTCGCCACGGAGCGCATCCCGGACCTCGTGGCGTTCGGCGACGCGATCGGTGGCCACCGCGGCGACGACTATCGGATGAAGCATTGGGCCATCGCGCGCGGCATCGAGACGATCGTGCCGATCCCATCGCTTGTCGACCACCGCCCCGGGCCGTCATTGGCTGGCCACAACGGCGAGCGGCGGGCATGGCGGTTCACGCCGTGACCGTCGCGCGATCGTTGGCCCTGCTCGACCGGCTGCTGGCCGTCTTCGGCGATCGCGCCTTCCTGGTTGGCGGCGGCCTGCTGGGCCTCGTGCGCGATGGTGGGCTGATCCCCGACGACAACGATTCCGACCTGGCGCTACACCTGCGCGACTGGGATGAAAGCTTCCTTCCGCGACTGGCCCGAGAGGGCGTCACGTTGCGCCGGGTTCGACGCTGGGGAGACCCCGGCAAGACCGGCACGGTCTGGCCCTGGGCAGCGCGCTACGTCGGCGAGCACGTGCGAGGGCTGCCGTACATCCTGAAGGTCAAGCACCGGGGCTGGACCGGCGACGTCTACGTTTACGCCCCCGGCGTCGGCGTCCACGCGGCGCGGGTGTTCATGGAGCGGGTCGGCAAGGCCCTGGTGTACCGCTCGGCCGCCGTGCTGGCTGAGACGGTCCCGGCCCTGCTGCACGGGCGCCCCATCCGTATCCCGGCCCGCGCCGAGGATCTGCTTGCCCACTGCTACGGCGACTGGCGCAAGCGGGTGCCCGGACGATGGGACGGCTCGCCGGGATGGGAGGAGCTGGCTCGCCGCCGCTGGATCTACCGCGATACGCCGGTCCGGGTGTTCACGGGGGGCGTGTTCGATGGCGTCCATCACGGCCACGTTCGGTTCCTG